TTATTTACTATAGTTGATATAGCTTGATATGCTGCTGCATCATTTAAGTTTAATCTACCATTACCACTTGAAGTATAAGATGGTGATCCATCTCCTGTAGTCCAACTAGTTATATTAGATTCAAACTCACCATTAGTAATTAATTCGTTTGGTTTTAAAAAAAACGACTCGAAGTCTACTCTACGCATATCTGTTGGAAATGCATATTCCCCATCACCAGGGAAAGTAGCTTGAGTCGTTGATGAGTGTAGTAAAGGTAACTCTGCACCTTCATTGTAAATATCGTGAATAGATTTATTTACAAAATCCTTAACAGCAGTTTGAATACCTCTGCTGCTAGAAAAATTAGATGAAGTCATTTCAACTTCATTTAATTCTCTAAGTACTCTGTTGGATAATACTAAGTAAGTTGTAGCCATTTACTAATTCTTTTTTTGTTTATTAATTAATTTCATAAATAAATTTATTTCTTTAACTGTTGTTTTAGGTCCTAATGCTTTTTTCATGTTAGATCCTGAATCATAAGCTTTTTTAAATCTATTATATTTTCGCATATCAAATACTTCTGATGCCATATTATTCCTCTGTTTTGTTATTGTCTTCAGCAAACTGTTCGCATCTAATTAATAATCTTTTAATACGAGATTCTGCTTCGTTTAATTGTCTCTTTAAATCATCAATCTGTTTTGTCAATGCAGACTTGTCAGATTTGTACTCAGATATTATCTCAAGAAGCTGATGTCTTTTTTGATATTTCATTGAGTAGTGAAGTTATCTGATCTAATTTATCAGATTGTTCTTCAACTTTGTTTTCTAAATTTTGTAATCTTTTCCAACCACTTTCATTATTAGTATTACCTAGAATAATTTTTGATTGTCCAGATACTCCATATTGTTTCTTTGTTAAGTCGTATGTAGCCATTGTTTATCCTATTAGTTATGAAAGGGTTTTATTAAGGGGGATATAAATACCCCCCTTAAAATTATATAGTATTATACTGCTGTATCGTGTTGTGAATCTGTATTATTATCAGTTTCACTAACACCTGATATATCGCACATTACAGCCCACACTCTGATTTTACCAGCTGCTGCTGCTGCACTTAATACTAATACATCAAGAGTATCAGCTGATCCAGCTACGTGTCTTGCTGTAGCTGTAGGTGCTGAGTATCCTGTAGCATTTGTGTCACCATCAACATAAATGTCAACGTCACCACCTGTGATACCTAAGTCTAAAGTAACTGAAGAAGAAAGTGCAGTAAGCACTTCAATTCCAGCTTCCATAACTAAAGTTTCAGCAGGGATGTCAAGAACTCTAAGAACATCATTTTGTGCTGCTCCAGAATCTCCATTAACCGCTGATACGTCAATAGTGTTTTCTACTAAGTAAGGTGTTCTACCATTAGACGGGTGTCCAGTAGTTCCACCTACGCCTGTTACGTCATAAGTTGCCATATCTATCTATCTCCCTCTAATTAACCAATTGTTATAACACCTGAGTATACTGCTTCAGTTCTTAGAATTTTTCTTCCAAAAACGTGCAGACCTCTAACGATGTCTGAAAATGAATCAGGGTCTCTGATAAGTTCTGTTTTCGCAATATGGTTTGCAGTCGCTACTCCTGACTGGTGTCCATAAAGGAAAGCATACTCATTAGAACCTGCTGATCCAAAAGTTTTATTTGCCGCTGATCCGCTTGATACAGCTATGGCATTAGTAGAGTACATTCTAAAACCAAATAAAGGTCTGTCTGTAATCATACCATTTCTCATAGCTGAAGCTGAACCATCGTTCATTACAGATTGATCCATAATTTTCGCACCTGCTTTTCTAATTTGTTGATAGAAAGCTGGTGGAGCTACGAACCATCTGTTTTCTTCTGGTACATCTGAACCGTCAAGAACTGTTTTAGCTGCTGACATAACATCTACCAAAGTATCTGCTGCTGCATCACCATCAATTGGTGAACCGTCAGTTCCTGTATTAGCAGCTGATGTAGACGCACCGTCATAGATCGCTTTTAATACATTGTAGTCATAGTTCTTTTTAAGTGCATAAGCACCTGAAGAAGTTGCAAGAGCTTCAAAGTTTACATGTGATTGTCTTTCTTCGATGTCATCTACTTTAAACGCAAAGTACGAACCTTGGTCGACAGTCAATTGAATTTGATCGTCTGCAAGTGTTTCTGTGTTTACTGTTTGACCTCTAGCGTAGTCATTCACTGTAATTGAAGGCTCTTTTATTATGTTTACTGTGTCGCCAAAATTTTCAATTTCCCCAGCGTAATCAGTGTTAGTAATATCTTCTACAACTGATGCACGTCTGAAAAACTTTTGAACCTTCTGACTATAAATCGCTGGAGCCCAATTACCTGAAGGTAAATTTTGGTAGCCAGCTGCTTTTCCCATTGTTGCCATAATGATTGCCTATTGTTTATAGTTGTTATTATTAAGGTTGGACTCTACCTTCTCTAATAGCTTCATCAATTTCGGCTTCGTACTTCGCAAACGTTCTCGGGTTCATCTTAGCAATTTCAGAGTTAGACCAGATTTTCTTTGTAGGAATCTCTGCCTCTGTTGCTTTAGTAGTTTTAGTCACAGCTTTAGCTGCTTCTTTTTTAATAGATGTTTCCTGTTTCTTAGTTAATTTGCTAGTACCATTGTCCATTTTATAAAGGTCGATTGCTCTTCCAGCTAGTTGTGCATTAGATGTATTTTCATACAACCAACTTTGAATAACTGGATCTTGTTTACTAGCCCATTGATGAAACTCATCTTTTTGACGAATCTCATTAAAGTCAGGATGCATCTTTAACAATTCTACTTCAGCTTTTTCTTTGCTTATCTGTTCCTGTTGAGCTTGTAGATTTTGGTATTTCTCCTCAATCTCCTTTGCTCTAGTATCAGCTTTTGTCATAGCTATGGTTTCAACCATATCATAAACATCAGGATACTCTTTTCTCCAAGCCTCAAGTTCATCTTTAGACTTAGGTGGAACAAACTCTTTAGTAGATGTTTCCAATTGCGTTCTTAAAGTTCTAACCTCATCTTTGTGCTTTGATAAAGTAGAATCATAGTGTTTCTTCAAATCGTCATAACGTTTTTTAAAAACACGATCTTCTGCATTTTCAGGGCGTTCAGTTGAAGGAGTAGCTTCGGCATCGGAGCTTGCAATTTCTTCAGATGTTTCTGTGTCCTCTTGAACGGTTGCTGTTTCTGCTTTCTCTAAATGATATTTACTTAATTCACCTTTTGCGAATGCTTCAGTTTCTGCATCATCGGCTTCTTCTCGTTGTTTTTGATACATAGCTTTGCCTTCAGGCTTCTTAAATAGTTTATCATCTTTTTTAACTTCAGGAGCTTTAGCTTCTTCAGTTAATTTTTTTTCTTCTTCCATTATTTTTCCTCTTAGGTTGAGTGCCTTATGGATAAGGGTAGCTCACTTCCATAATTTGTGGGCTGAATTTATGCTAGATCTTGATCTATAGCATCTGTCTCAGTAGTATTAGGCTCTGGAGCCATCATACTATTTGGGTTAGATGCCTGCATAGTTTCAGGTGGCACATTTGTATCATCTGATTGTGACTCAGATAATTCGTTAACGAATCCTTGTACGGATTCTTGCTCGCTAGAACTTGGATATTTTCTAACTGCAAAATTCTTTACTACTGATACTGGTAATACAACATTTTCTTCTTGACTTGTAAATTGATCTATTACTTGACTAGCATCAGGTGCTATTTTTTTTAATATAAATGCTATACTTGGAGACATTAGCTGATCTAATTGAATTTGCTCTTCTTCAGATAAAGCACTTATTTTTTCTATAACAGCAGGATCTTTAGGTTCTGGTTTTTGTACCATAGCTGCTGGTGCTGTTTTTTCTTTTGGTTGAGCTGGTGCTTTCATTGCTGACATATCAGGTGCTTCTGCTGTTTTAGCAGGACTATCCATTAAACCTGTTGTTGTTACTTTACCATCTGGTCCTATTGCCATTATGCTCTTCTCCAATGTGTTAAATTATATTTACTAATTTGTTTATCACTTACAAAGTTACCTAATGCCCAACATACGGGTTCACCTATACCTGCATATATTCTACCTAGTAAATCAAACTTACCTTCGTTTAATCTCCATGCAATATCATTTGCTCTGTGTTGTGCAATATGTTTCCATATCTTTCTATATCTAGGATACTTCTGGATATGTTTTACAGTTGGTTCTGCCCAAAGTAAATAACCTTTAACGTGTTTTATAGATAATGTTTTAAATGTAAATTTTGTATCTCTTATCCAATCTCTAGTAGATAATTCTCCTGTTCTATGTAGATCTGTACAGATAACTCTTCCGCTATCTGATCCACCACCTCCACCACCTCCACTACCTGCAGGTCCTTGAGTAGCTTTTTGTTTTGATGCTTTGTAATTGGTAGCTTGTTTTTTCATTTTTTCTGTATCATCATAAAACTTATCACCAGGTTTATAACCTTTTCTTTCAATTGTTTTTTGTCTAGTAGCTAATCTTTTATTACCAGCTCTTTCTAAATTACCATAATCTGAAGTTCTATTCATACCTGCATATAAATCTGTTGCAGGATTACCAGCTATTCTTTGACCATCAACATTTCCACCTCTAACATTAAAATAAGATTTAGCATGTTTTTGTGTAGGTGATGATTCTCCACCAATTGCCTTTGCTACAACACCTAGTACATTACCTGCTACTCTTATTGGTGAAAACTTAGATAATTTTTGTATTAAACTACTATCTTTAACTTTACCTACAGCATCTGAAGCTTTTGATTTTACTTTTTGTAAACCTGTGGCTCTTTCTGGTTTAAAATCTTGTTTTTCTAAAGGATCAGCTAATGTACCTTTTGTACTACCTTTAAATCTTTCTGTATCTAATTTTTGTTCACCAAATCCTATATTAGCATCAGTCATTTGACCACGTTGTATATTTGCTAATTGTTCTGCATAAGTTTGTGTAGGTTTTTCTTCACCAGCAAAAGACTCAGTTAATTGTTCTTTAGTCATAGCATCACCAGCTTGTCTAACTGTAGCTTCTTTTACTTCTGGAGTCTTAAGCATAACACCACTATAATCTTGGCCTCCGCCTCCACCTCCGCCACCAGTATTTTGTGCACTTAATTTTTTAAATGGATCTGCTACTTCAATTTTTTTCTTATCTTCAACTGGTAGTTTTTTAGGTTGGTTAGTAGTATCACTAGTTTTTAAATCAGGTAAATTTAATTTATTTACTTGTGCAAAACC